TGGATTTGAAGAAGTCTGATTTGGTTTCAGGTGATCAGCTTTTTGTCCGTTTAGCGGTAAAGAAATGAACCATGTTTCGACTGTTCATTTTGAGTGTTTTATGGCTGATTTGTATACTGATTATGTTCTTTTGAAGCGTGGTAAGAGGCATGATTATTTTACTTCGTGTCTTCCTTTTGCTCAAAAAGGTACTGCTGTTGATTTGCCGCTTGGGACTGTTGCTCCTGTTCTTGGTATTGGTAAGCATGATAACTCTTGGGCAACCGATGATGTTACGGTTTATGAGTCGGATGGTACGACTCAGCTTTATTCTAACCAGCGTGAGATTGAAGCGGCGGCCGCTTCGACTAAGTTTTATGTTGAAGAGGGCGGTAGCGCCCGTTTTGGTGATGCTGGTTTTCCTGGTATTTTTGCTGATTTGACTAATGCGACTGCTGCAACGATTAATTCTTTGCGTCAGGCATTTCAGATCCAGCGTTTGCTTGAGCGTGATGCGCGTGGTGGTACTCGGTATACCGAGATTATTAAGGCGCATTTTGGTGTGGAGTCTCCTGATGCTCGTTTGCAGCGTCCTGAGTTTCTTGGTGGTAAGTCCACGCCTATTATGATTTCGCCCGTCGTTCAGACGGTTGATATTGGCGGTGGTATTCCGCTTGGTAAGCTTGCTGGTAATGGTCAAGCTGTTGTTCGTGATGGTTTTACGAAGTCTTTTACTGAGCATGGTGTTTTATTGGGTCTTGTTTCGATTCGTGCTGATTTGACTTATCAGCAGGGTATTCCTCGGATGTTTTTCCGGTCTACTCGTTATGATTTTTATTGGCCCGCGTTTGCTCATTTGGGTGAGCAGGCTGTTTTGAATCGTGAGATTTTTTTCCAGTCTACTGCTGCTGGTGGTGCTGATGAAGATGTGTTTGGTTATCAGGAGCGGTTTGCTGAGTATCGTTATAAGCCGTCAGAGATATGCGGTGTTTTGAGGTCTGATGCGCCGTCGTCTTTGGATGTTTGGCATTTGGCTCAGGATTTTGCGTCTTTGCCTTTGTTGGATGCTGATTTTATTGAAGAGAATGTTCCTACGGATCGTGTTCTCGCTCTTGGTTCTTCTGAACCTGGATTTTTGTTTGATTCTTTGACTCGTATGCGTTGTGTTCGTCCGATGCCTACGTATTCAGTGCCTGGTTTGATTGATCATTTTTAGTATGGTATAATGTTTGTATGGCCCGGGGATTTTCCCGGGCTGACAAGCGAAGCGCGTCAGGTAACTACACCGGAGGTGGTTATGGATGGTTTTAAGTTTTTGGTTTTGCAAGATAATGCTTTGGAATATGACGGTTTTTTTGAAGTTGAGGTTTTTGCAGATGATATTCATTCTGCTATGGATAAGTTATTGGATTTGAAGAAGTCTGATTTGGTTTCAGGTGATCAGCTTTTTGTCCGTTTAGCGGTAAAGAAATGAACCATGTTTCGACTGTTCATTTTGAGTGTTTTATGGCTGATTTGGTTTTGTATTTCTTTGATCGTGGATATTTTAATTCCGTTTCGGCAGTCATGGAGATATACGGAGGTGATTGATGGGATGGTTTGAGATTGTTGAGCTTGTTGGTGTTGTTGTTCTTTCTGTTGTTTCTGGTGTTGCTCATTGGCGTATTAATCGTCGCCAGAAGAAGGATTTGTAATGTCTTTTTGGTCTGCGTTGGCCGCTGGTGCTTCTTTAGGTTTTTCGACTATTGGTCAGAGTTCCGCTAATAGAGCGAATCAGGCCTCTGCTCAAGCGGCTATGCAATTTGAGCGTGAGACGGCTCGTGAGCAGATGGCGTTTCAAGAGCGTATGTCGAATACGGCTTTTCAGAGAGCTAAGGCTGATTTGTTGGCGGCTGGTTTTAATCCATTGTTGGCCGTAGGAGCGCAAGCGTCTACCCCGCAAGGGGCCATGGTTGGTGGCCGTCAGGCCGAGTTTAAGAACCCTTTTGAGAAGGGTATTTCGTCTGCTTTGGAAGCCGTGATGGTTCGTAAGAATATTGAGAATATTGATTCTCAGGTTGATTTGAATAAAGCGTCTGCGGTTCGTCAGTTGGCGGAAGCCAAAGCTGCTGGTGGTACTATGGGATTGCCTTTTGGTATGTTTAAGGTTCCTATTTCGTCTTTTGTGAGTTCTGCTAAGTCTGCTGCTGATTCTGTTTTTAGAGGTTTTACGGGTGCTGCTCGTGGTTTTAAGTTTGTAAATGCTTCGAAGAAGCGTAGATAATGGAGGTGTTTGATGTTTGCTCGTGATATTTCTCGTGTTTCTCGTGGTGGTAGCCGTCGTCCTGCGGCGTCTCCTCGGCGTGATCAGAGGATGTTTTCGCGTACTGCGTCTAGGATTCGGAATGAGAATATGAACCGAAATCCGATGCGCGGTGGTATTCGTCTATAATTTTGTTCACTACCGGAGGTGAACTGTGCCGTGTTTTGCGCCTTTAAGCGCTTGGCGTTCTAAGTTTGTCCGTCCTTCGACGGGCAAGCATTTGATTGTTTTTAAGCGTCCTGCCTTTGGTAAGCTTTTGAGTTATGAAGCTTTGCCCTTGCCTTGTGGTCAATGTATTGGTTGTCGTTTGGAGTATTCTCGGCAATGGGCTATTCGTTGTGTGCATGAAGCTGATATGCACGAGGATAATTGTTTCGTCACGTTGACTTTTGATAATGAGCATTTGAATAAGAATGGTTCTTTGGTGAAGTCTGATTTTCAGAATTTTATGAAGAGACTTCGAAAGCATTTGTCGAAGTCTGGACAAGCGAAGCGCGTCAGGTTTTTTCACTGTGGTGAATATGGAGAGACTTATGGTCGACCTCATCATCATGTTTGTCTTTTTGGGTTTGATTTTCCGGATAAAGTTCGAGTTCTTCCTGAGGATAGTAGTAGGGCTCGTCGTTTGGAGCTTGAAGGTATTAAGATTTATCGTTCTGAGTTGCTTGGTCGTCTTTGGCCTTTTGGTTTGCATGAAATTGGTGATGTTACTTTTGAGTCTGCTGCCTATGTGGCACGGTATGTAGTCAAGAAATTGACTGGTGATAATGCTTCTTTTTGTTATGAAGGTAAACTTCCTGAATATGTTTCCATGTCTCGTGGTGGCCGTACTGCGGCCGGTGAGAATATGGGCGGTATTGGTCGCCGTTGGTTTGAGAAGTTTTATGCTGATGTATATCCGTTTGATGAGGTGGTTTTGCGTGGTAAGGTGATGAAGCCGCCTAAGGCTTATGATAGGATTTATGAGCTTGACAATGCTCAAGATTTTGATAAGATTCGCCGTAATAGAGTTGAGAAGGCGAAGGCTAATCCGCATAATGTACCGGAGCGTTTGCGTGAGAGGCATAAATTGACAAAGCTCCGGGTTAAGCAATTAAAAAGGAGTTTGTGACCCGATGCAGTTAAATGTTTATAGTGTTCGTGATGTGAAAGGTAATTGTTTTGCTCGCCCGTTTTTTATGGCCCGCCATGAATTGGCTTTGCGTGCGTTTGATTCGATTGTGAATAATCCCGAAACTGATATTGCGAAATGGCCTGCGGATTTTTCGCTTTTTTATCTTGGCACTTTTGATGATGTTTCGGGTGTTTTTGTGTCTTTGACTGCTCCTGAATTTTTGGCTACTGCTGTTTCATTTAAAAAAATGGAGGTTCCTAATGCAAGTGCTCGTAACGGAGAGGCCTAATAAGTCACGTAGAGTGGCTTTGGATTTTTCTGGCGGAGTGTCTCGCACGAAGCAAGCCGATAAGAAATCGGCTGATGTTAATGAGATTATGCGTAAGTATCGTGAGAAGGGCATTTTGCCCGTTTTGCCTAATGCTACTCCCCGGTATGGGGATTTTACAGGGGCTTCTGATTTCCATACGATGATGCAGCGTGTGGTTGCTGCTCGGCAAGATTTTGATTCTTTGCCGTCTGATCTCCGGAAGCGTTTTGGTAACGATCCGGGTCAATTGTTGGATTTCTTGGCAAATCCTGATAATAATGCGGAGGCTATCAAGCTTGGCTTGAAGCCGAAGCCTGCTTTGCCTCCTCGTAAGGATGCTCAAGGCAATGATGTTCCGCGCTCACCTGCTGAAGGTGGCCCGGCTGCGCCAGCTCCCGCTCCCGCTCCGGTGGGCGGGTAAGCTGGCTGTCGTACCAGTGTTTCCCTTGTTGTAACTGGTACGACTGACACCGATTAGGTGTTAAAAGTGCCTAAAATATTATCGGACGTAGGTTTTACACCTTATAATGGCCGATTGAGATATTGTGTGGTGCTTTTGGAGGAGCAGGACGATCAAGTCATGCTCCGGACAGACTCGAAGAGGCTGTCTTTGAACTATTGTAATTTTTTGCGGTCTAAAGACCGTATTGCGTTTGTTCGTGACGAGATTGATAACCGTATTTTGAATTAAGGAGGTTTGTGATGTCTATTGTTTCAGGTAAATTGCCCAGTCATATGACTCATAGTTTTTCTCAGGTGCCGCGTGCTCAGATTGAGCGTTCGGTGTTTAATCGTCCTTATGGTCGTAAGATGACGATGGATGCTGGGTATATTTATCCGTTTCTTGTGGATGAAATTCTTCCTGGTGATACGTTTAATGTTGATACGACTATGTTCGTTCGTATGAATCCGATTTTAGCTCCGATTATGGATAATTTGTATATCGATTCATTCTTTTTTTATGTTCCCAATCGTTTACTTTGGACGAATTGGCAGAAGTTTATGGGTGAGCGTTCTCCCGATCCGGATAGTTCTATTGATTATTTGGTTCCTCAAGTTGTTGGTACGGCTGCTGGTGGTTTTGCCGTCCATTCTTTGTATGATTATTTGGGTGTGCGTACTGGTGTTGCTGCGAATGTGAATAATACGTCTCCTCGGCGTGATCAGAGGATGTTTTCGCGTACTGCGTCTAGGATTCGGAATGAGAATATGAAC